TACCCATTGACAGAGACCATATTCCTTAGCATTCTTTCTTACCGAAAGAACATCAAGTTTTACACCATATCTATGTGCTTCTTGTGAAAATGCAATCAGAAGCGGAACTGCAGACGATTCTATTCCTGCAATTCGGAATTTTGAAAAATCAAATCCCTTATGTCTAAGGAAAAAATCTTTGGTTATAAGACGCAGCGCTTTTGCGTCATACAAGACAGCACGAAGATAAAACTGCCAAGTATAATAACCGCGATTTCCATAGGAAGGTAGTGCAGTAGAACCTTGTGGAACTCTCATTATGCAAGCATCATTGATGTAATTTCTTACATATTCGCGTTCTTCTGGAGTAACAATCATTTTTTCTTCCATCGTTTAAAAGCTAGGTCACGATGATATTTATTAGCGAGATCATAGTACAAGATGCCGTTTAAATGGTCCAACTCATGTTGAAATACTCTAGCGGCCAATCCGATATACATCTCAGTACGAGTATCCCCATTTGCTAATTGAAAGCGAGCTCGAACATGTTTAGGTCGAGTAACCTTGACGAACAAACCAGGAAAGGACAAACATGCTTCTTCAAGAGCAATAGTTTCCTCAGAAGGCATAACAATTTTTGGATTGAAACAAACCATATTAGGATCTGATCGCATTGCAAATACTCGCCAGGGATACCCCATTTGATTTGCAGCTAAACCAATTCCGTTGAAGTCCCGCATTTCCTTGACAAGATTATAAGCGAGTTCACTGGGATTCATTGGTGGATTATCAAAATCAAAAGGAATACATGGTTCCTTGAGTTTGTTTGGATCTGTAATAATGCGTTCAGATCGTGGCTGTTCCTTTGCAGGAATAACATCCATAAAACTTAAATCCGCTGGCGTAAATGATCTGGGTGTTGCGTCGGTTTTCATGTGAGCATACCCAATATGATATTGGCCAATATTAACAAAGCATAAGCATGCCAGCTAGCGTTGAGCAGATAAAAACAAAATGCTAAAAATCCTAAAAGTCCAAGAGATAACACTCCCCTGAAAATATCATCATCTTCTGTCATGTTAACTCTCGTATTTTACTAAATCCGTGAATTTTCTCAAAATGGAGAATATTGGGGAATTTGTCAATCAATTGATCAGTCTTATGACTTATTATGAATACATTATTATCTTCAGTCAACCCTGAAAGAACTTTCATAAATTCATCGGTTCCTTCCTGATCTAGCGAGCTATCGAGAATTTCGTCCAAAATAAGCACGTTCGTAGAAATTGAATTTCGAAGGCGGGCGAGAGCTCGCCAGGCAAATAATATGGCAATATTGATTCTAAACTTTTCTCCCTCGGAGAATGAAGAGTAAGAAAAATTGTCACGACCCCGTGATAAAATGGTTTCATTGAAATTTTCATCCAATTCAAAGTGACACATAAAATCTAATGCAGCAAGGTTTTTATTGATCAGTTTATTAATTATTGGGACATATTGTTTGATGATTTTAGATTTGATGCCGTCATCCTTTAACAATGCTGCGGCTGCTGTCATTATCTTCTTGTTTTCATAAAGTACATTATATTCTTTAATAACTTCATCTAGGGATGCTTCGAGTTCAACTATTCTACCTGTATCTATACTGAAAAAATTAGTAGTGATGTTATCTAAATCTCTTTCTAATTCTGCGATATGTTTTTTCCAATTGTTAATCTGAGTTTCTAGTTGGACAATATCCATCGATATGTCAAGCAAATGCTTATCGAGAGCTTCAATTTTAGCGAGTTTTTCTTCGAGTTTGGTCTTTTCAACTGCTAATTCTTCTAGTGCATTATTGTATTCTGTAATTTTAGCAAGATGCATATTGATCGCTTTTTGTCTAAATTTCATATCAATGGATTGTGTACAAGTTGGGCATACATCATTGGACTCAAAAAAGGTCTTTTCACCTACAACATTATTGCACTTGATGTTTATCTTATTTTCAAATTGATTGAGTTCGGTAAATTTCTTTTTGTATTTGTTTCCATTCTTCATTTTATCAAGGACATTTTGACGCCTAATCAGCAACAAATCACATTTAGATGTAGCATCATTGATGTTTTCTATAAGACTCTTGATTTTATTCTTTTTGGTTTCTATCTGCGTTTCATTGTTACTAAGAGTCGTTTCAATGTGCTCATTAATAAGTTTGATTTTCTCCTCGAGAAGAGTTTTTTGAGCAGAATTTTTTGTTTGGTTTTCATTGTTATGTGTTATCTTTTCCTTCACTAAAATGTTCATAACTGAGAAGATCTGCAGATCAAGCAAATCTTCAACGATTTCACGACGAGCGCCGGTAGTCAGGGACATAAAAGGTACAAAAGTTGCAGAACCAAGAATTACAACTTGGCAGAATGATTTGAAGTTGATTTTGAGAATTTGTTTTTCGAGGATATTCTGATAATCCTTGACATCGGCAGATTGGTCAAGCATCTTGTCATTTTTAAATATCTCGAAGACAGAAGGTTTTTGTCCCCTGCGAACGAGATATTGCTTGTTATTTAGACAAAATTCTATTTCTACAAGAAGATCCTTGTTGATTGAGGAATTGATTAATTGTGCTTTACGGATGTTTCTGAATGGTTTGCTAAAAAGACCATAACAAAGGGCATCTAGAATTGTAGATTTACCCGCTCCATTGTTTCCAACGAAGAGGGTCATTTTATCCTTGGTTAAATCAATTTCAGTCCATGCATTACCCGTAGAAAGAAGATTTTTCCATCTTATTTTTTGAAAAAATATCAAGGATTTAACCTAACAAAGGACTAGGCGTTTTAATGAGTGTATTAAGGCTGCCGTCATAGCGCAGTCCGTCGTCGCGGTCGCTCGCCGGCAACAGCGGGCCGTTAGAAACCCCACCAATTGCATGATAGGCTTTTTCTTCTGTTATTACAGAACTAAAGAGAAAGAAGTCAATAGACTCTACTGGTTTTACATATACATCTACATGTATACCACTTAGATCAGCTTCGAAAATAGCATTACGATTATTACTACTATCACAAACAACCTGGAAGTCGTAAATTTGACTTGAATTTTGGAATGGACGAACTGCAGCAACTAGAGCAGTAGATATTTCTTTTCGTGTTTCATAATCATTCTGTTTTACTACAGTTTGTTCGAGTGCCTTTTTAATGGACATCTCAACAATTTCCATAATAGAAGGAACCCTAGGAACCTTCGTAAGGGCAGCTGTTGATTCTATAAAGACTGGTCCAGCAGTGACAACTGCAAAGATTGCGGTTAAACCTTTGATTAGACTGCGTCGTGATAATTGTGTCATGATTTACTCCATAGAAATAGCCTCATTATAGAGGCTGACAATACATTTTTCTAATGCAAGCTTGTGTGCAGCATCATATGTAGTTGTGGAAATATGTTTCTTGAAAATATCAATAGTAGACTCGACTTCGGATACAATTGCTGCATCTTCCACAACATGAATGTTGTGGTGATCTTCAACGATTTGAATATTTGAAACTTCTGCCTTTTCCAATTTGGAAAGAAACAGATCAAACCAATATGGATTTGTTTTATTCGTTATAATTAACTTAATATAACTTCCGTTTAATTCTTTGAAGTCTACATTTAAGACTTCATCCTGGCTTTTATTGAGATCATCATAAAACACCTTATGGAACATTGTATAAGGGTTCGGGATGAATGTCAATTCTCTCGTTTCGGTATCATAAACATGGAATCCTTTAGGGTCATCAAAATCCGCCCAAGTAAACTCACAAGGCGATCCGAGATAATGGATGTTGTCAGCACTGCTGCGGCGATGGAAGTGCCCAGAACAAACCATAAAAAACTTACGAAAGATGCTAGGATCATCACCATGAATATTGGTAATTCCCTTATACATTTCGAAGCCTGCGAGTTCCAAATGTCCAAATACGACCTCTGCGATAGTGGAAGAGATAAGTACATTTGTAGCCTCTCTGTTCTCGCTATTTATCCAAGGGATGAACAAAAACTTCTCGCCGTGCAAAGTTACTTCTGTTGCATTTTCATACACTTTGAAGTTTGCATGTCTGTAGAGTTCGACTGCGGCATTGAGGGTGTTTGTGTTTTTGAATGTAATATCATGGTTGCCCAAGATCAAATGAAAGTCATAATTTAACACTTTAGATGTGAAGTCTTTCCAAAGTCGAGAAGCAGTCTGAAAAGAAATGTACTTTCGGCGGTCAACCATATCCCCCAGATGGACGATAGTCTTGATGTTATGTGCTTCTAAATATGGAAAAAATATCGTGCTGAAAAACTTGTCAAAATAATCATGAAATTCTGGAGAATCATTTCTGACTCCCCAGTGAGTATCCGTTATTAATGCTATGAGTGCCATTTATTTCCCGCGAAAAAGCTTAGCATGATATGCTTGGATTACAGCGTCAATATATTTTTTAGTAACTTCAAGACGTTCAAGATGCATGTCTTTAAGATGTTGCGGAGCCGTCTTTAGATTTTCACCGCAGTCAATAATTGCTTGTGGTACTAGATGTTCTTTATTCATGATTTTTCCTCAAATAGTTCTACGCCCTTTTTCTTAGATTTTGCCTTTGCTTTGTTTCTAGCAATACCCTCTTCAAATTTGTGGATAAAATCATCTACAAGTTCAGAAGAGCTTTGGGACATATTTTTGTTTTCATCACCATCCATATAGTTATGTATATCCTGCATAATGAAGGAATTGGTGAAATTCTTATGTTTGATGTAGGATTGCTTTTTCTCTCGTTGAATACGAGCGATAAAAGCATTCCAAGCGATTTGTGTAAAATACCCGAAAGGGTTCGTTGATTTCTTTGCATTGAAATTAAGAACAGCGGCGGTACATTTTTCAATACCGTCGCCTACCATTTCATCGCGATATGTATAACCAACGAAATTCTTATTCATCGACAGTCGGTTGCATATAAGAATAATGCATTTACCAACATAGTCTGGAATTTGGGGTTCCGGTATTTTGTTTCTTTTAGCTTTTCTAATGCCTTTGTTTAAAACTTCAAGTGTTTCTAATAAACCCCTGTTGTTAACATAATCCTTTGCATTTTGATTTCTCGGTTTAGCTCTACCACGGCCTCCGATTAATTCTGTAGGATTCTTTTTTGGAATTGTTTTAAGTTTCTTATTCATTACATTCTATTCCTCGTTGGTTCATTTGTCAATCGGCAATATTTTTGAGTTTAGGGGTTGACAGGTTTTAGATTTGTGGTAGAATAGAACTGTCCAGGAAACCCGGAACTATATTCAGCAGTAGCACCTATTAGTGTTTAGTAGTATTACCATCAAGGATATTAGCTACTGTCACTATACGGTCTCTTTTAGGCTGATTACTATTCATTCTAGGTCTAATCTCTGTAATACTATCAAACATAGTCAAGATATTTCTAATATGAGCATTATTCATTCTATCTAGATGAGTAGTATTGTATGCTAAAGACTTTCTATAGTATTCTGCCATAAGATCTGTTAGTTCATACATAGAAACTACATGATCTAATTTTATATCAACCCAGCTCTCTTTAGCGTTATTATTATAACGCTCTAGAACCTTACCTTCTTCTCCTCCTACCATCATTTTTTTAAGAATGACTAGAGGATTATGAAGTCTAAAGTCCTGTTCAGTGTGTTCCGTTTCCTGAACAGTTCCAAATACCTCTTCACCAGTTATTAGGTGTATTGACATATATTTTTCCATAGTTTATGCCTTTATCTTTACTCGATAGAGTTTATAAACAAAGCGTTCTTCAGCATAGATCTTCATTCTTGCTAGGAAGTGGATCAATGTATAGTTCTGATGCTTTTTCCAGGAAAGGTCATCTGCTATATCATAAAGCGTACAATGTTCCTTTCCTGGAGAATTTCTCAGTCCTCGTCCAATAGACTGAAGCACCTTAATCTTCGATTTCGTTGGAGATGCGAAAATAACATTGTTGATTCTAGGCATATCCGCTCCTGTAGAAAAGGTTCCAGAAGAGGCTACGAATATGCAGTTATCTTCTTTTGAAATAATGTTTCTTATTTCTTCTCTAAGGTCACCATCTGTTTCTCCTGAGGCATAATATACGTTTTTACCACAATTTTTAAGAGAATCGTGCAGAACTTTGCCATGTTTATCTACAAACTGGAAAAGAATAAGCGTATTTCCTTTCAAAGAAAGGGCTAAGTTTTTTATAAATCTATTTCGTGCCTTGTTTCCTACTATATAGTCTATCTCATCACTATATTTATAGGTTCCAGCTAACCTTTTTACATGTTCGGGATATTCTAAAAGAATAGCCTTTATTTTTAAAGGGGCAATGTGTCCCTCTTTCATAAGTTGCGCTGAAGAAACAATTTTTTTCACAGGGCCAAAAAGGCCCGTTATTACCATGATATGGGTTTGAATATCGTCTAGAGTTCCCGTAAATCCAAATTTATATTTGGTGTTTACGGTTTTTTCCATGATGCCGGTCAGCGATTTAGCTTTGGCATGATGTACCTCATCTACCATAACAGCTTTGAACTGATCAAACCATTCTTTGGGCTGTTTATAGATACTTTGCCATGTAGTAATTACTATGTTAGTGTGTATGTTGATTTGTTTCGTAATACCTGCGGTAATAGCATGAATGTCATCTATACCGTTGCCATAACTATTAAAGTGTTTGACAGCCTGCTTGACTAGGTTTATAGTAGGTACGATTACTAGAGTACGCTCACCGTAATATCGTATGAGCATATAGATAATAAGGGATTTACCAGATGCTGTAGGTGAAAGAAGAAGTGCTTTTGATTTGCGGATTGCATGTGTATATGCTTCGAGCTGATAGTCCCGAGGATCTTTAGACAATTCCATGTTCTTAATGTCACGAACAGCTTCATGGAGAGAGTATTCATGATCTACAGAGGTTTCGTTGATAAACTCGTAGTCTCGTTCCTTGCAGAATTTTTCAATTTCTTCTACGAGACCAGAATAAATCAGACGGGTTTGTCTGTTGAATAGATTGATTTTACCGTTCCATATCCGGTTTCTATATGCCGGCATGTAACGATAACCATTAACATAAAAAGAAAATTTCTCCGATAGCTCCATCGCTATCGAAGGTTCACAATCTATTTTACTATATACTTCGTTATAGCGTTTAACAGTAACCATTATCCTCCATTCTGAAACTTATGCCAATTGATTGCATTAGAGATTTGAAAATTGCGATTGCTAATCATTTTAATAATGCTTTCAAGAGTATCTATTTTTTCTTTTTGATAATCGAGTTTAAATTGCATAGCTTGAAGTTCTTTGTCGGCAACAGCATACCTATCAGTATCTGTTTTTAAAATCTTACCACGGGCTGGATAGTGCCAATTTTTATCTTCTGATTCTTTAGTAGGACCATCAGTAAAAAACTGATGCTTATCGCGTTTCAATACATCCATCTCAGCTTGAAGTTTTCTAAAGAAAAGCTTTTCTGCTGTGAAAATCTTTATGTATTTTGCATGTAGTTGGGGAATGTTTAGTGCTTCTTCACCGAGTTCCGTACGATCAATTTTGGAATCAACATCCCATAGCGCTTGGACCTCATCCAATGTCATAGATCACCTCATGATTAGTTGTCAATACCTTTATATTATATTATTCTTTAAGGACTGTCAACTATATAGTTTCAATATAGAAGGAAGTATATCTGAATGAGACGGTTGCTTCTATGAAATGAACAGTAGGATCGGTAGTATTGAAGTCTAGTGATGATAGATGAATAGGAAATGCATCTACAAAATTTACAGAGAATGTAGGATTTTCAGACGATGAAAGCACCAACAACTGAAGATCTGAATACAATCCAGTAAGATCGCTTTTTGGACGGTTTGTTTTGTAAATGTATTCTTCAAAGTTATTAGGGAAACCCATTGATCTAAGCCAATCATGCATTTCTACATAATTCTTAAGCTTTTCATCTACTTTGAATGTGAGTTGAAAGGGATCATAAGTGATATGATCCCCTGGTAGTGGAATAACAACGAATGGATTTGGATATTCGGTAGCAGGTAAAGAGATTTCAGGTATAGCTGTCTTTTGGACAAAGAATGTTAGATAAGGCGCCTTTTTAATAAAAAACTTAAAGTTTAAGGGGGACTGAAAGTTTTGGTTTAAAGGCGACTTATCTAATGCTGACATCTAGCTTAGGCAGTAGCGGCTGCCGGTTCTTTCTTCTTTGCAGGAGCTTTGGCTGCAGCTTTCTTTTCACTTGTAGCGGCACCCTTATACTTTCCAGACTTGTGAAGATCTAGCTTACGAAGTGCTGTGGCATTACCCCATTTACGCTTTGATTGATTGTTCTTCAATTGAGCAGGAGTAAATGTTTTCTTACCAACTGTTTTATTGCTGGTATCACCTGAAGCACGGGCTGCAGCATATACAGGACGAACTGCACGGTATTGTTTACGAGCAGCTGAGGCATAACGTCCAAGAAGACCTGGGCTCAATTCAAGAAGAGCACGGACCTGTTCTCGAAGTTCTTCAGCAGAAACATCTTCTAGTTCTTCATAGAGCATTTCGACGGCTTCTTCGTGGTCAAGAGAATCAACGAACTCAATAAGTTCGTTATCAGGCCAAGATTCTACATCAATGTCATCAACGGTAAGTTCAGCTTCTGTTTCTACTTCTTCATTAACGCGCTTTGCTACGTTATGACCAGCAAAATTGATATTGTGAAGTCTGGTTAGAAATGCAGATCGAATTTTATCAGTCATTTAAATCTCTCCTGGTAGTTGTTGATTCCCTGATAATCTATTTATATTATCGTCATTTATAAAAAACCGGGGATTTTTAGCCCCCGGTTAAGTTTGCAAGTTGTATGTTACAATCGCTTTTCTTTTTATAGATTACATCAAGTTAGTAACAAGAACACGACGGTAGTAAACATTGGAGTCCTTGATAAGAGCGCCAGGATTTGTTGTTACACCACCTTGAGCGAATGGATTTGATACCATTCCGTAACGAGTTTTGAAACCAATCTTTGGCTGCATTGAATGCGGATCCATAGCACGAAGCATCTGGAGAGGAACATACGGACAATAGAATAGTCCGGCATCAAAGGCAGATGACCCACGATATCCTACGTTGTAATAGTTACCACCAGATGCATAAGGATCAATATAAACCCTTAGACGACCATTCAGAACACCGGCAAATGTGTTGCCTGTATCATCAACCTGAAGGTTGTTAGAGTTAAGCGCAGGCGTATAGTCAAGGACACCAGCCATTTGTAGTGCAGACGCAACGTCTGAAGAACAAATCACGATGTTTCCCTTACCTCTACGAGTCTGGCGTGCGATGCTGTTAGAGTCACGTTCCAACTGGAACATAAGACCCTTGAATTTTTCAACAGACCATCTACCGTTAGAATCGGTATCAAGATCGAAGATACCAGCAGTTGTCACGTTACCCTGATCGGCACCGACAACAGCGGTGACGTTAATGGTACGGATAACTTCACGATTGATTTCGGCAAGAATTTCCGAAGAAAGAATATTCGAAAGTTCTGTTTCAGCATCAAGACCATGAATTGCTTTCAAGTCCTGAGCAAGTTCCAGAGTATATTCTGCCTTAAGGGCACGAGTCTTTGCACCAACAAGTACCTTTTCGATTGTGAATGCCATTTCAGCAAAAGCTGAATTGCCATCAGTTCCGAGAGCTTCACCCTGTGCCGTTGACATACCTACGCCGTAGTTATAAGTATTGGTTTCAGCAAGGTTAGCTGTAACAGAACCTGAACCAGGAAGTGTACCAACATGGCGGGCACCTGCAGCGCTGTTCGCACCTACTAGAGATGAAGCAGTAGTATTTGCTTCGTTGTAGAATGCTTCTGCGCCTGTCTGGTTAGCATAACGTGAACGCATCGCGAAGATAAGACCAGTAGGTCCTGTCATAGGCTGAACGCCACAAATGTCATATGCAATTAGATTAGGCATTGCACGACGTACTAGGGAGATAAGTACGGGATCAAAGGTATCAATACCACCGGTACCGGTAGTAGAGGATGAAGCGCCCATGAAGTTAGCAGGGATGCCGGCTGTATAAGTCGGATTGGTTTCATTAAGAATCCCGGCTTCATTCATCAGTTCACGCTCGGTATTTTCAAGCGTAATAGCAGTTACTGAACGACGAAGAGAATCCTTAATAGGAGTCAATTCTGGGTGTTCAAGAATTACTTTCCACTTTTGCTGAAGTTGTTCATTTAGAAACATTTTTTTACTCTCCCTATCTGGGTTTTTTATTAGCTGGTTTATTTATCGTTTTTATCTCTTCACGGTATTTGAGATTGCCTGAGCATAACGCTTCATCGGACCTGATGCGACAAGAGCCTCATTTACTTCACCTGCTGAACCATCTACTTCTTCATTAAGAGTATTTTGGGCAACAGAATTTTTTGGAAAATGCTTTTCTTTAATGATGAGAAGCTTCTTCACATAATCTTCTACAGTACCGTCATAAGAGATACCTTCGGAAAGGACCTTAAACTTTTCAGCCTGTGTCATTACCAGACCTTCGGCAACATCATCAAACGCGGTTTCAAGAACGGCATCGGTATTTTCTTTTCTCAATGAAGCGTTTTCAGTAAGAACTTCATCAAGCTTTGTTTCTAGTTCAGCCAATTCAGCTGTAAGAGCTTCAAGAACATCAACTCTTTCTTCTGGGAGTTCGATGTAATGAGATGCAAACAAATTCTTCATACCGTCGATGAAAGATTCAGTCATATCTGCACGAATTGAATTGGTGATTTGTACTTCATTTTCTTCTAGCCATGTATCGGTTACATAACCAAGATAAGAATCAAGTTTTTCGGTAAGTTCGCCAACGTATTCTGCCTTGAATTCTTCAACTTCATTGATAAGAAGTTCTTCGGCTTCTGCAATCAATGCAGATGTACGGGCATTAACAGCGGCTTCAAAAAGAGTTGCAGTTTTTTCTTTGAACTCTTCTGAAAGTTCGGTGCCTGCAAAAATATCATTAAGATCTTCTTTGACAGCACCAGAAACAATATGAGCCATAGCAGCAGGAGTTGGAGATGGAGAAGCGTTTGATGGTTTCATGCTAAGGGTTGCGGCATTTGAACCAGAGACGTTGCCAACACCGGGACCATGTCCGATTTCAGCAGCTTTAGCCATAACGGCATCCCAAATTTTTGTCAAGCTTTCCTTATCAACAGTAGCCAAATGTCCGATAACTGCAGCAATTTTTTCTGTACGGGAATCAGGTTGTGCAATTGCCATTGCAGCTGGATGTAGAGTATCTGCTGCTACAGTTTCATCAACTGTTTCTTCGTTAATTGCTTCAATTTTCATTTTCTTAGCCATTTGAATGGTCTCCCTTGAAATCTTCTAGTTATATTTATCTTTACAAGCTTTTTAGGAATGATTCCATGATGCGAATTTGATTCTTTTCGATTTCATCCATGGTCATTTTCTTGAGTGATTTTTTAGTCTCATGAAGTGATTCCTGGATCCATGTTTCTTTCGAAGCATCGAAAATCCAGTTAGCATTTTCCATGATGCCACGAACGAATGCTGATGGAGCAGAAGGATCTGCAACAATGTCAGCAGGGGTAGCAAGATGAAGATCTTCTTGAACAACCATCACGCCATCACGCGATTTGAGTGAACCTAGCGCTCGAGATGAAACACCAACTCTTGCACCTTCACCGATAAGGTTACGAACAATATTACCCATTGGAGTATCCATGATTTTTGCTTTACCAACAAAATCATTTCCTTCTCTACGAAGAGACTTAATCATATGTGATACGCGATCAAGATTGATGGTTGGACCCTGTGGATGCCCCAGTTCACCATATGCACGATTGCCATTAACTGATTCTGCAACATAACGATTGACTTCACGTTCTAGAATTGCAGCAGGATACAAACGTCCATTGCGATTCTTAATTTCTGATTGCATAAAAATCCCTTCGATGTAGAGATTTTTCTTTCCAGTATCATCTACCTCTGAAAGATATTCCAATCGTTCGTTGACTTCTGTTAACAGCTTCATTATTATGGTTCCTTATGTGCAGCGTGAAGGGCAAGACAAGCTGCAGATGCAGCGGCATGAGCCTTTGCAAGCGCACCGTGTTTTTTAGAAATTCTTTTTTCTATTTCACCTGCTTCACCTTTAAAAAGGTTATGCCAGTGTTTTGACTCTTCAGCATGACGCGCATGATGCTTCGACTGCGTAAGATATTTTGCAGCTCTATCAGCTGTCTGTACCTCTTCCATCAGTGCTGCAGTTATGGCATCAAACTTATTCATTAGTGATATTCGGCTCCTGCTTTTCTTATTTTCTTATAAGCCCTGTCATATCCACCTAGTTTTTTCATAGATTTTTTAAAAGCACTTGGATCTTTCGTAGTCGTAGCAATTTTATGATGATCGGTTTTATCCTTATCTCGTTTTCTAAGATAAGAAGTTAGAGTCTTCGTTGAAAGTTCATCAAGTGCAGTTTCTTCTTTTGACATCTTATAAGCTTTAGTAATTCCCTGTAATCTGTTCATTATTTTTTTAGGACCTGGACCTTTAGAAGCTTTTTGGCCCATAACACCACTTGCTTTTTTGATATAGGAACGCAAGACTTTGCTAGAAATTTCCATCAATGCAGGAGTCATTGTTTCTTCTCGTGCAAGGCCACGATCAGGCCCACCTCTATGACCCTTAACGCCACCAGAATCTTTCATCATTCGATCAAGACCCTTTTGACGGCGCTTTGCACGATGTTTATCTTTTTGAGCTACAGCATGTTCCCAATCACCATATGATTTTGCACCATAAGATGCTTTTGTCTTATCAGAAATTTCATGGATGACTGATTCCTGCTGAGGATGAGAACCTTCTGGTGGTTTCCATCTAGGTTGTTGAGGAATTTTATAGAGTGGCATTTTAGGTACTCTACGAGGAGTCTTTACAAGACCCTTTTCAGTCTATGAATGTTTTGCTGTTTGATGAATTGAACGATTATCTGGTGTAAGTGAGTGACTAAGACCACGTCTAACTTTTAATCCGTGTGGACCTCTATAGGCTTCTACAACTTTTTCAGGATGACCGGGATGATCGGCATGTTTGATTTTTGAAGCATTGAATACTTCATCACCCGAACCTACTCGTTTGCCCTTGATTTCAGCACGATATTCATGTTTCTTGACGGTATGAAGTCTTACAAAAGCTTTTTCACCTTCGGCCTTTGGCGTATAACCTGTAGGATGTAATATGCTTTTAAGAGCCTTAGGCATTTTCTTCTCCATCTTCTGATTCTTCGTCTTCGTAATTTTCAGGAGGTTCAATTGTAAACCGATCAACTGAAGTGTCGATTGCAAATCGTTCAGGTGTTGGATCATCAGGAATCTTTGTTCCACCAAAGAATGTATCGGCTACTTCTCTAGTTTTTTCATCAACTGCACCAGCAAGTTTCTCACGAACGATTGCACCAAAGGCACGTTCAAACTCTAGGGGCTTGCCCTGTTCGACATACTGGATAAGATCAAATACTTTATATTCTTGTTCTGCCATTTTTTTCTCCTAATCCTATTTATTGTGAGTGTCACCTGGGATATGCGACAAAATCTGTACGGCACTGCGGAATTTTGTCATCTCAGCAGGGGTTCTATTTGTTTTCTTTACTAACTTACCATAAGTTAGTTTTGCTTGTGCGACGAGATTATGTTTGTCAGCTCCTGCCGCTCCATTTCCATTTGCTTTTGGTTTTTCTTCTTTTTTCTTGGGTGGAGCTTCTTCTTCCTCTTCTCCTCCTCCCTGATCTTCTGGTTCAGGTCCAGGAATTTGAGGATCTTGATACTGAGGATTCATTGCTTCCTGTGCAATTTGACCATCAATTTCCATCATCTGTTCATCAGTTTGTTTCAGAACATGCTTACGAACCCACTCATGTGAGTAATATCTATTGACATAAAGACCTGATGGATCCATCGCTTGAAGAATTTCAATACGGCTCTGGAGAATTTCAGAATCTTTCAACTCTGTGAAATAGTTATCCTTTGCAAAGTCAATCTGGATAACATTTTGGATCATAAGCCATTCATCATAGGTGACGATTTGCTTAAGAATAAGTTGACGCTCAAGTGCTTTAATGAATATATGTGCGAATTTTCTACGAAGTCTAACGATGAACTTGTTGAACTTGACTTCATCTCTGGAGATTTCAGTAGGTCTGCCTGTTGAAAATGGTGCAGCAGCTTCAAGTCTTTGTGATGGAACACCCAAGGATTGATAAAGTCTTTTCTGGAAATACAGAACATCTTCCATCTGACCAAGATTTTGACCAGCAGGAAGAGTCGTGACTTCGGTTCCTCGACCACCTTCACGTCGAGTCAACCAATAATCTTCAAGCATCGTCATGAACTTACGATCATCTCTAATGTCACCAGTAGAGGAATCATAGACAAGACGATTTTTGTGCTTGAGCATCAGCTCACGCATGTACTGTTCAGCTTTTGCTTTGGGCAAGTTGCCAACGTCAATGTACCAAACACGACGTTCTGGAGCACGAGACAGACGGTAAATGACTACCGCATCTTCGAGTACTCTAAGTTGATTGAGTGGTTTCATTGCCTTGTGAAGGTATGAAAGCACCATTTGACCAGTAGTATCGGTTACACCCGAAACAATATTGATGATTGAATCTTTAGCAATTCGCATACCTGTAGTTGTTTGCGAAGGTGCCATGGTTTGATTAGTAGCACTGTTATTAAATCCTCGATCATTATAAATGTAATATTCAGCAGCGGTTTTAGCTATGATCGTATCAGCATTTTGACTGCTAATAGCTCCTGGAAGACCCTTCAACCTACGCTTGTTGACTTCACGAACTTTTCTGATTTTACGGGGATCAATTGCTCGAATTTCTTTGATGCCAAGTTCAGGATGTTCATTGTCGATAATACCATGAAAAAACAAACGGCCATCTACATACCAACGGCGGTAAATGTCATAACCCTTGTTCTTGAACTCAAACAGATCTAGGATTTTATTAAATTCGGAATGAATTACATTCTTAATATCATCTGAGATTTGAACTTCGAGTTTAGCAAATCCATCAAGATTAAGAGATACGGGAGTTTCTTCATCCATCGCAATGGACTCATTGACGATCTCATTGATCGCATCATCCACTTCTGGATGCTGTGCCATGTCACGATATTTTGTGATGAGTTCTGCTTCTGAACGGACTGTTCCTTCGAGATCTACATAAGTGCCATAAGCACCACCCGCCGCTACAACTACCGCGCCGTCATCCATTTCTCTTGCAGTAAATGACTCGGTTTCCCGAGCTACTTCTGCTTTACGAATGATCTCGAATCCAAATAATTTGATGTTATATTCCTCTCATGATAAAAAAGAATGGTAAGTCGGAACTTACCATTTTCAAGTTATAGGGGTACTGCTTCTTGACCGAACAGTCCTTCATCAGGATCGCCGGGCAACCAGTAATCATAAGCGAATGTAACCGCGAATGTTTCAACTGCGTTTGTACGTTCCCAATCAAGATTAATTGCTTCAATGTTTGAAGGCCAAACACTGATCATTTTATATGAACGAAGAATGTCACCTGCTTTTCCATACTGGAGAACAAGTGCGTCGACATTCTTATAACCCTCGATACCGCCCTGAATCTGACCTTGCGAGTTACCTTGAATAGGAACACGAATGTTTGTTTCAAGAGTGTTAATGGTGTTTTTCCATTTTTCGAGAGCATCACGGATCAGGAAGTCTTCGTCATTCATGACGTTGACAGTCCAATCAGCGAATACTGTGTCACCAGCAATTTTTGTTTTACGGCCGAAGTAACCGACTTCGATTACTCCGGAGGTCATTGCAGGAAGTTGGGAAGCAGAACAAACAAATCGAAATTTATCTGCAACATCGGCCCCTGTAACCGGCATGTTTAGAATGACTTCGAAGAGGGTAGGACGTGCACCACCCCCAACGAGACCATTTGATTTAAAACCTTGGATCGAAAATGCCAATAAAGCCTCCTATTTAGTCTGAATTTGTTGTTAAGTTATTTATCTGCATTACTGGTATTAGAACTTTCCAACAACTTCAGAGAATGCAACGCCGGTACGAACTGCGACGAAGTTCAACTGAATGAAGTTGATAGATCTTGCAGGCTTCAGATAGATGTCTCCAACAAATTCATTGCGGTCAATTACTTCACCGGTATTGTTTGAAGTATCACAAACAACCAAGAAGTCGGTAAGACCACGACGACCCTGAACATCTCTAAGATATGGAGTTACCATGTTCTTAAATTGTGCGCGGGTAAAGGCATCGTTGAACTCGAAGAGTGTATATCTTGCAGCGACAGAAATTGCCTTTTCAAGAACAATGAACAGTCGACGAACATTGATACGGTCAAATGCTGATGGTTTTGCAAGAAGAGTTTTATCACCGTAAAGAATAGTTCCAACACCGGCAAAGGTTACTACTGGATTGATACCATTCTTGTAGAGAATATCTCTGGATGCCTTACGAGGATTCCAAGCAGGATAGATCAAGTTCTTGATTTGACCACGGTTGTAACCAGCAGGAGACCACCAAGGATCATTTGTAGTATCGGTACGAACGCAGAGACCTGCAATATCACCATTCAGAGGGATCCAACGATATAGATCATTATATCTATCGTACATATACTTATATCCGGAATCCAAAACTGCATATGAAGATCCGTGAACATTGTTTCTCCAATCTACGAGATCGAGTGCTTCATTTCCAGAATTATGGACAGTCAGACTTGACTCAGGAGTGATAAGAGTAATACAGTCCTTACGGATTTCGCAAATGTTATCGATGATATAATTTGCAAGCTGGAATCCAACTTTACCTGTGCTAGGATCAACGCCACCACGTGGTTTGCCCTGCATAATAAGTGAAATGTCAACATCTTCAGCAGACTGGAACAGATCATAACCTGCAGCAAGTGAACCCATGGATACAGTATTTTCATTCGCACCATCGGAACCAAAAGCAAATCTAAGATCAAGTGCCTGAGTGTTTGTTGATGAAGTCACATATGCAGCATTTGCAGACGGTGCATTGCTGCGGTCATTTGCCATCCAAACGAACTTGGAGTCATGGTTAAGAACATCTTTGTAGTAGTTAGCAGCTCCTTCATTTGTTTTAGCATCAGTTGCACGAGAAAGACCACGGAAGACTTCAAGAATAGTTCCTGGTGTACCAGAGAATTTACCACCGTCGTCGACAACCACGATATGAAGTTCATCATCGGCAGCAGTGTTACCAAAAGCAGTAACGAAGTCAGACTGACCGGGAGGAAGATCGGCAACATTATAGAATTCCCAATAACGAGGAATATTATTGGAGGTGTAATCGGTAGACAGACGGTATGGATCTTCTGTTGTGAATGTGAAGTATGATGCAGTTGCGTTAGTAGTTACAGGAGTTTTACCTGTAATCTTAAGATACTGCGTACCAATAGAAGCATTACCGACCTGAATATAATCGTTGATTGCAACGGAACCATGTATAGTTGTTGCAAGAGTATTTGAAGCTGTCACGTTAGAAGCAACACCTGGTGTCAGAAGAACACTAACATTGTTAGATCCAACGACTGTAGTTACTCTGCCGTCCATAACGTCATTTGCAAGTCCAAGGTCAGCATAAAACTGACTACCGGAATCACAGACTGAAATACGAAGGCTGTTACCGAAAGCACCAGGATATTTTGCAATATAGTTGGCATCGGTATCGTAGTTACCGTCCTTGAGAAGATAATCAGTACGATTACGTACTACCTGTGCAGCAAGGTTGGCAATGAATCCTTCTGTAGCAACGGCGTTATATGCTGATTTATCTTTTGTGGTGAACATGATTCCTGAGTTACCTGCAACAGTAACTGGAGAGGAAAGAGTGACGTGAGTAGCATTTGTACTTACGACTGATACGCCCATTGGAACGCCGGCATTATTTGATTGGACCGTGAACATCTGGCTATTGACACCAAGAGTTGTTGGTGTGAAAGTAGCATTAGCACCAACCAAAGCAATGTTTGTATTTGAAGGACCAGTTATTGAGAATGTCCCAGATGGTGTAGGAAGCGAGGTGTTAGCGGTACGGGATACATAAAGGCGGTTGCCATATGCAAGGAATGAGGCAGCAGTAAACCAAGTTTCTGCATTAAAGCTGTCGGGCTTACCAAAGCGATTATAAAGAGATACTTCAGAATCAACCAAAACACGCTCGCCAATTGGTCCCCAGTGAAATACGCCCGCGATAGCTCCGTCGGTGGATGCAACAGCAGGAACAATAGTAGTTAAGTCAATTTCTGTTACATTTACGCCTGGCGAAAGTTGAAATGGCATTTTTGTTTTCTCCCTTTTTTATAGAGATTCCTCTAATTCTAGGAGTATTTATATGTTTTAGAAATTAGACATGGTGTCGATTATGGGATACCTACCGTTGTCAGTTTCATAAATTTCTTCCAGACCATTGACAACGGCGAACGGCATCAGATCTTCGGCGAGTTGTTCGTCAGTAGTATCTCGAAGTGCGGCAAGAGTATTTATGTCCGTATATTCTTTGAAATAGCGTTGTGAAGTAAGCCATCCAAATAGAACCAAACACATAACAAGATCATCATGGCATCCTTGTTCTGCTTCATATGAAGTTGCTTTTTTAGAAAATGTATTCAATTCCTGAATGGTATAAAGATCATTTATAACCAGTTGATTTTGTTCGATGAGCAATTTGAGCAATGAACATCCAACATTTTTAACAGTTTTAGTAGTTCTGACACCCTTGTCGGCATTTTTACTAAATCCTGCAGTAATTCTTTTACCCGCTGGACCGGCATGTTCGGTGAAAAGAATATTTTCATATTCATATTCTTCAAAAAGAATATCTGCAACCTGGGCACCAATATCATTAATTTCTACAAGAACAACTGCAGTGTTATATTGTTTTATGGTAGTATGGACTATCATTGTAAAATCAGTAGGCGTCATTATATTTGATCTAAAGACACAGACCTGCTGATATGGCATCTGAGTAATGTCAATGATTTGCAGCGCAGAATAGTCAAGTCCTTTACCTCGAGACACGTCCACGATAGCACAGTATCTGTGATCTCTTATAGGAGCAATATATTGATATAGACCGTTCTTTTCCTGAATAGGATTTTGAGATAGAAGTTCTTTCAGCTTCCAACCAGAGATCAATGTGCCAGATGAACCGACAAATGAGCAACAGTGTTCCTGCTCGAATTTTTCAACATCACCACCCATTTGTGAAAGGGTTTTTCTCTTCCATTCATCATCACGACCAGGAACCTGATCCCACATGACTTTGATAGGAATGTAGTCATTATCACCACGAAGTGCTTCTTCAAACATCTTGTAGAAGTGATTAAGACCAAATGGTGTAGAAACCAGAATAGTTTTTGTTGTTTGTCCAGAAGAAATTGTTGGTGCGGTTGAAGTAAAGAATTCATCCCAATTGTCGATGTGAGCTGCTTCGTCGATGAACAGCATGTTAATAGCATAACCACGGATCGCATCGGATGAAGTAGAACATGCAATGACTCGAGAACCATTTTCGAGATCTATAGAACCTTCATTCCAGACTGAGATGCCCTGCTGCATCCATTTTGGAAGATGTTGATACCCAAGTTTAATCTTAGATAGAATTTCTCGAGCCGTTTCACCCTTGTTGGCGAGAAGAGCAACTGTTTTTTCGGTGTGAAATAGAATATACCAAAGAATATAAGCACAAGTAGTAGTTGACTTACCCGTCTGTCGTGCTGTTGTAATAATTACATCACGGTTATTGAACATCGCCGACATCATAGTTTTTTGATAGTCGTAGAGTTTGAATGAAATTAACCCATAATCGACGTGTATGATCTTCATATACGTCTCGGTAAAATAGAGCGGATCAAGGGAACATTTTCTATATTCTAGAAGTTGATCCATCGTCCATTCTATGGGCGTATTTTCTTTCTTAAGATTTATATTACCATTATAACCGTCATCAATACCATTAGTTGACATCTGGTGGCTCTATTTTCTGTGCTAACATCCGTTGGAGTTCAGCAGTTGTAATTACGAGATTATTAGTTATCGTAGATCTGTCGCCATAGCGCTGAGTCTCTGACAGATCCAACTTCTTTTTCTGGATGTCTAAGAGCTCTCGGTTGCTTTCTACTATCGTCTTCATCAGGGTTGCTAATACTTCGAACGCTCGAGGATGCTGCGACTGCTCCGCAATTTGGGCAAGTGAGCTTAACGCCGTCTGCCCTGTTTCTATTACTTCGTAAATATTTTTTCTTATGAAAGTAAAATCGTTCTCTACTGTTGGTGCTGATAGTTCAACCTCCTCCTGTTGTGGTACCACTGGTGGTGGATTAAGACTGAATAATTTGGTAATATTTGTATTTGAGGTATTTGCTGTCATCGGAATCTCGGAATAGTTATGGTTTCAATAAAGCCGAAATTGTCAGTCGCAATAATGTTATTAGCACCAATGCTAAGTGACGCATTTGAGGTTGGATACCCGTCGGCATCGAGACCAGGCTGAGTATTTACATTAACGAGCACTCCAGAATTGTCGGTAGTATTTCCAACAAGGAAGTTGGTATTAGCAAACTTGATGATAGGTTTATTCTTGACGGGTCCAAAGAAGTATGTTTTCATGGTGAAATTAAGAGTCCAAATAAGAGCTCTTCGGGTATTAAAATCACCCGTATATGAATCTTCAACAGCTGGAGCATCCAGAATGATTGGAATGTCAACAACATGCCCAAGTTCTGGAACTAGATAAACGCTAGGAGTCCAATCGGGTGTAAAATATGGAACAATTTGTTCTACGATTTTCGCAGCATCTTCTGCATTTTTCACATAGATATACAGTGCGAATTGTATATCATAAGGTACAGGACCATACTGTAGTTTCAGTTTGTTCTTGTTTTCTAAATCAAGACCAACAGTCTTATTCATAGTCGCAAGTTTACGGGCGCCATCGTAATGTAATCCCAGGATTTCAAATGACATCATGGGCAAAATAGCAGCAGGTCTTTCGGTAAGGGTCGGTTCAGCATCTACTCGAGAAAGCATTTTGTCTTTATTAGCATACATAATCGGTACAAGTATATCGTCAACAACCACGCCATCAGCATTAGTTCTGGTGACGTAGATATTGTTGAAGAGGGTACCAAATAAAGATACAGACTTCCGAAGAATAGAAAAATAAAATGGATCTTCATTTAACACTAGTATGTCCTATCTATCAGCGGATTCATTTCATCAAAGCTAATAATGTTATCACCAATATGTTCCAACTCTTGATTGTCTGATGTAGGCATAGAAATTTCAATTCTATCTTCAGGTGAAATAAGTGTCAGGTAATCGCCATTTTCATTCTGGAGCGGTTGCAGATTTTCATTATGAAGAGCATCCATAAGAATATCAGTTCCATAATCCTTTTGTATACTATCTATCTCTGCTATTCCAGTATTGAAACTTTCATTTGAGTATTCAAACAATTCACAACGCAGATCATAAGTCTGAAGTTTGTTCAACATATAGAAGAATGGTTTATAGTCGACAAATCTGATTTCAAAAACTTTACCATGGAGAGGAAAATACAATAGGTCGCCTTCATTCGGTCTAAGAATGTCAGCTTCTGATTGAACAGTATCTTCAAATCTGGATTTGGCAACTGTGAAAGTTACCTGATCCCTAATTTCCAAACTGAACTTGGAAAGAAATACTCCATCTCCCTGGAATCCTTCATATGTCTTAATATACATTTCAATATAGATTGCTTTGTTGAATGATGAAGTATCATCAGCACCATAAAGCTCATCAAAATTTCCACGGGTTCTAGGAAGATAAACAATATCCTGTCCATAGATTCTAATGGATTCTATGATTAAATTTTCTAAAAGCTGCTGTTCTCCAGATGCTTGAAAATTACTGAAATAAGTATTAAGGGCCATAGGATGTTATCCTACTGCATCAAGCGGTGGAATAGAGTAATTTCTTAGCAATTCGTGTTCAAGTTCATAGATTTTAGCGATAGCTTCATCATATATGGTCTGACCGTTGAATGTGATTCCACCTGGCATCGCCATCCCACCGAATTTCTTCAGAGATTGACCCCAGACTTTCTTGATTCTTTCTTGACAATAGGAAGCTAACCAACGATCACCCCAAACGTCGGTGAATTTTTCTGGATCAACTACCTCAAATGCTTCTGCGATTAGGAAGGTACCATCCTGAATAATGCCCCAGTCCATGTCTAGATACAGACGATTTTTGTGTCTATTGTAGCGGATTGGCACTTTACCTACAAGCAATTCTTCAAGAAGTGCAATATGTTGCATAGTCATATAGTATGGTACTAGACTAGCAGTTGAAAGATTGAACAACTCATTCATGACCAATTGGTATCGGATATTAAAAATGCTTGCTACATTCGAGAAGGAAGCACCAATGTCAAAGATATTGACAATGCCCATGATATTATCGGGAATCGGAACAAATCCAGCAAGATCAGAAGTAATCGTAGCGCCTATACCAGTAGAAGTAGTTATTGATATTTTCGGTGGCATAGCATAATTGGCGCCAGGATCTACCAGGGTTGTGTCTATTATAACCCCTTCATCGTCAGTCTTAATAGTAGCAATGGCAGGAGTATCGACTTCAGGTGAAAACACTACGACATCTGTGTTAGCATATCCCGAGCCGCCAAAAATAATGTTTAATTCCCAAACACGATCTGGACGATTTTTCAAAGTAAGGGGATACTTGTAAAAGATTTTATCAGAACCATCAAAATGGTAATCGGCAAACATTTTCAGCGAATAGTCAATAGCATCATCAACTTGCTCTTCAGTCACGTTAATTTCGATAACTGGAGCACCTAGAGCTCGTAAGCAATATTCTCCAAATTCTATTCTACTTCTAGGGATGGCCATTCATTATCTCCTTTTTCATATTTATGAACCCCAATGACTTGTTTACCAGTCAGCAAATTCATAGCTTCCAAAAAGGCATCCATATGAGCTTCAAAGACTTCAGGATCTTCAGATTCTAACCAGGCAGATGGCAATCCTGGTGAAGGTTTTAGGAGAAATGCATTCAAAAATGTCTTAGTAAGACTAGGATTATCATCGGCTTCTGCTAATCCGGGTTTCCAACTCTGTACAAATGGATGTGTATCAAAATCTATAGTAGGATGGCCATATTCATCTGTAAGAGCTGGTGTTTGTCTGTCTAAAACGATGCCAGTTATTTCATTATCACGATCAATAAGAGTCAATACTAATCTGTTTTCATTTGACATTTATCTTCTTCTTTTTTTGACTGGTTCTTCTTTTATCGGTACTCGGGGAGGTTGTTCAAATTCTAGCGCGCTTGAAATCGCTCCGGGTTTTGGATGCTTTATAGGATTTAGATCCACATATTTGACTATTTCTTGTGCAGTAGTAAATGGACCACGGGGCAACATAACCATGTTTAAAAATGTATCAGAACTCCATTGGCGTGGCTCAAGACGTTCAAATACTATTTTCTTAAATTTAGTTTCATCATCAAATACGTCACTGACTAGATAATGCCAATCAGGATCAATAGAATACATTCTCCAATATGTATCTACATTGAATTTCCTAAACATAGGTATTGCTAAAAGTAGATATTGATCGAATGGAGATTTGCTCACGAGTGGTGCTGCATGTGGTTCTTCTTCTTCGAGTCTTAATTTCCATGAAGCACCTAGAACTACTTCTGCAGTTTGTCTGAAAAGAGTAAAACTAATAAATCCTCTCATTCGATCATCGCCATCTTCCCATCTTCCGAAGAAGTAACAATTCGGATTTGATAATAATTCGGCATAATATTGTTTAAACCAATCGTGTGCTCCACTATCCAGAGTCATTAGTTGCAGTTTAGTACGCGAATCTAAAATTCTAAAAATAAATGGTAAATCTTCGGTTGTTAATCTTCTAATCATTTTTAATAAGCCTTATGAAATATGCTGCTGGATCTAAGTGATACCATTTTTCTCTTAGATCCCATCGCCAAGGCTGCTCATGATGCAATTTATGTCGCCATTCGCCTGAAGCTTGAAGAGCATAATATGCAGTATTTGTTGGTCCGTTTTCGTTGTGTGCTATATAATTGAAAATGCCAGCAGAAAGAATGACTAATCCAATTGGTGCCCAATATAGGAACACCAAAGCTTTTAAACTAATCAATCCAAGAATAAGTGAAAACGCAATAGGAAATGCCCAATAGTGTCTATGTACGAAACTATGATATGGTTTATCCATAAGTTTTCGTATTACTTTTTTAGCCGAATAATCAACCTTGTTCATCTCATAATTGGCAGTGAAAATACTCTTAACAGAATCAAATTTGTGAGGATCTCTTTCAGTATCACTATGTTTATGGTGTTGATGATGTACTACGCACCAAACAAAGGATGATCCATATGAAGTAAGTGTACCACAGAAAAGTAAAAATGCTTCCCAAAATGGAGTAGTAGTGTAAGATCTATGTGCAAATAGTCTATGAAAACCTGCAGAATTTATCATAGCCATGAATGAATATACTATAAATGAACCTAGAAGCCATAACCATGAAGTACCAAAAATGACCAAAGCAAACCCTAATATTACATTGGCAAGACCAAAATGTAAGATCCATTGATAATGGTGTGGTTTATATCGTAAGTTCATTTTTTGACATTCTAACAATTAAAGAATCTTCTACTGCGTAAACGGACATCCCAGGTTTTACTTCTGTTAAACTATCACCCCATGATCTGGCTCTGGGAACACACATTTCATTAGGAACACTTATTTCACCAGAAGCTAAATAAACAAACTGTTCTTCGGTCACCTTGAAGGTTTCACCCCTGCTTAGTTTGTTTATTTTTCTATGATAATATGCTGGTACTCTAGGAAACATGCAATGAAATTCGGAGTTATCTTCTAATGCAACCAATCTGACTGAACTTACTTTGTCCTTATCAGTCTGAAGCCACCGATAAGCTCCCTCACCAGCCTTTGAGTACCATGGTTTCTGATCTGGAAGAAATGTTACAAAGGATCCCTTGACATAGATTGGAATAGTAGAAAGAGTAGTTTCACCATATTCTGTAAAATTTCCTTTATTTACTTCTGCAGCATTAAAGGTTTTTGTATCTCCTTTATTCATGTTGAAAACGAAAACAAGAAAATCATCAAATTTAAGAACTCTTCTCTTCATTTTGTGCTATCACCTCGACGTTTACATCATAAAAATAATCTTCAAACGAAGTAGAAAATCTTCCAGATAAATTAGCGACAGATTCTGGTATAACCGCTTTCGTTCGCGTCAAATATCTACTATAAAATAATGAATAAGGAAAATTTTCTTTAATTACTCGATGGATTACAGATTCATTATCAGCATAAGGTACAAAAAAAACTCTAGTAACTGAACCTAACTTATCATTTTTATATTCTACTGTTGCTACGCCCGAAGAATCAATAGTGTGGATTTTATAAACATAATCAAATAACATTCACTTTTTTCCTTTATTTACAATTGCAGTTACAATCACAGGCACAATTACGTTCCCACCACCAATCATCATCTGGAGAAGAACCTGCCATGCTATTCAAGCTAAGATTGTTACCTGGCCAATTCCCGGCAATGACGCTAGATTTATAGTATGTTCTACCCAAATACCAATTCATACTATATCCGCCCCCATATTCACCCTGTACGTTACGGAGACTTACATTTGGAGGACCGCCGACTGCCATTTTAGTTTCCTTTTAATTCATCAACTTGTTGTTTAAGTTCTTTGATTGCCTGAACAAGAACAGGAACCAATTTCTCATAATTAATAGCAAGATAATTTTCACCAGACTTTGAAACGCCTTCTCTAGTAATATCACATGCTGCTAGCGAAACAACTTCGGGAAGTATAGCTTGAACTTCTTGTGCAGAAAGTCCAAGTTGACGTTCATTATTTACATTCCCCAATTCATTTCCCAAATCATTTTGATAATATGTATATCCAGTAAGTTGGTCAATAATGTCTAATGCACCATGAATTGGTTCGAGATCTCTTTTTAATCTTATATCAGAATATGCAGAATATACGTCGCCGACAGCATAGACGTTTCCTTGTGCATAGAGATAGTTAAATGCATGAAAAATATGAGCAGAATAAGAATTACCGTCACCAATACATGCATCAGGGAGCGTACCATTGTGATTGCCAGCATTTAAGAAATAAGCCGTGCCCTGTCCGCCGAAAGCATTTGCATTGGATGCAGTACCACAGGAAGTAGCATAGTTGACTGAGAAATTTGATGGATTATAGACATACATACTTACGCCATCACCGCCACCCCACAGCCAAGCTGGTTGACCACTCTGACCAGACCAGTTGAAAGTCATTGCAGTACCGTTACCGCCGCCTGAGGAAACTGTAGAAGCTTTTGTAGCCAACGTAGCATTGGTAGAATTGGTTGCGTTTGTAGCGTTGGTCGCATTAGTTGCACTACCCGCAGAGCCTGCAGAAGTTGCATAAGTAACCGATGCACCACCAATGCTTGATGCTGGATAATAATAAGAACCTGGTTGGCCGGCCAAATTTGTTGAATTGACTGCGGTATTTGCAGTAGTCGCGTTGCCAGCAGCAGTTGCATAGCTGACTGATGCACCACCAATGCTTGCTGCTGGGTAATAATAAGAACCCGGTTGACCATTCAAATATGTAGAGTTATTTGCAGAAAGAGCGTTGGTTGCATTATTAGCGTTAGTTGCTTGAGCAGCGTTGGTTGCATTAGTAGCGTTAGTTGCTTGAGTAGCCGTTGCTGCAGTTCCAGAATAGTTTGTAGCAGTAAGGGTTCCAGCACCGATAGTCAATGTAGTTGCAGTTAAACTAGTAGTACCTATTGCC